GGCTAAAGCACCTTGACCAAGGGCCGTGTTCCCTGTACCCGTGGTAGCTGCCAAGGCGTCCAAGCCGACTGCCACGTTATAACTGGTGGTGGTCGCTGCTGATAAAGCATTCTTACCTATCGCAACACTACCTTCGCCTGTAGTAAGGGCATCTCCAGCTAAATAACCGACAGCCGTGTTGTTATCACCCGTACTGACAAGAACGAGCGCCTGCATACCCACGGCAGTATTGTTTGCTCCTGTGGTGTTGGCTCCTAAAGATGCATAGCCTACTGCTACATTATTTGAGGCTGTGGTGTTGGCATCTAAAGCATAAGAACCTACAGCGGTGTTGGATGCGCCTGTGGTGTTGGCAGTTAAAGCGTCATAGCCAAGAGCAGCATTGTCATCAGCCGTGGTATTAGCCCTTAAAGTACCATAACCTATTCCTGTGTTGCGTGTGCCTGTGGTGTTGTTTTCCATAGCAGCATAACCAAAGGCCTGATTTGAATTTGCTGTAGTATTAGCCGCTAAGGCATAAGCACCGACAGCGACATTGCTTGCGCCTGTGCTGTTGGCAGTCAGCGCGTTATATCCAACAGCAGTGTTATGAGCCGCCGTTGTATTAGCATCTAAAGAATTGACACCTACAGCAACATTATTTGTGCCGGTGCTGTTGGCAACCATTGAATTATGACCAACAGCTACATTACTACTAGCCGTTGTATTAGCTGTTAAAGCACTACCACCAATAGCAACATTGCTTCCACCTGTGGTATTAGCATCTAAAGCCGCATATCCCACAGCAACATTGGATGCACCCGTGGTGTTGACTGCCATTGCGTAAGAACCAACAGCCGTATTATCAGAAGCAGTCGTTGTTGCTCCCATAGCATTAGCGCCAAGCGCAGTATTATCATCCCCAGTAGTGGCAGCATCTAAAGCAGCGGGGCCAACTGCTGTATTTCTAGTTCCGGTTGTGATCGCTGCACCAGCGGTATAGCCAAAGGCTGCGTTAAGGCCTGCTGTATCTGCCGTTAGTGCGTTATACCCAACCGCTGTAGAGTTTGATGCTGTTGTTATTGCATCTAACGCCGCATAACCAACAGCGACATTGTTTGTGCCTGTGGTGTTGGCATATAAAGCTTGGAATCCTACGCTCGTATTATTAGAAGCCGTGGTATTGCTAAATAAAGCGTTGGAACCCACAGCAGTATTACTTGCCCCCGTAGAGGTTGTACCAAGTGCGCTATATCCAAGTGCCGTATTGTCGTCTGCTGTTGTTATGGCATCGCCAGCATTGCGACCCATGATTGTATTTTGATCGCCCGTTGTCATAACACTAGCCGCGTGATAACCAATAGCCACATTAGATGCGCCAGTGGTATTAGCGTCTAAGGCCAATGACCCAACAGCTACGTTGTATCCTCCTGTGGTGTTGGCTTCCAGAGCTTTATAACCAACACCCGTATTATCATCGGCTGTGGTATTACCTCCAAGAGCACCACGTCCAAGTGCAGTATTTTGAGCACCTGTGGTATTAGCGTCTAAAGCATAAGTACCTACAGCGACATTATTGGAAGCTGTGGTATTAGCTCCGAGGGCATCATATCCAAGTGCAGTATTCGATCCGCCTGTGGTGTTGGCGTCTAAAGCATAAGCACCTACACCAACATTTTTATCGCCTGTGGTGTTGACAAGCATGGCATCTTTACCAACTGCAACATTGTTATCGGCTGTTGTATTTGCACCCAACGCATTTCTACCAACAGCCACATTGAAGTCACCTGTGGTGTTGGCATCTAAGACTAAATAACCTACCGCCGTGTTACTCGCGCCAGTGGTATTTGCTTGCATACCATAGCTGCCTATAACCGTATTTGCACCACCTGTCGTGGTAGCAGTAAGCGCGTTATAACCAATCCCAGTATTTTGATCTGCTGTCGTATTAGCGTCTAAAGCATAAGAACCTACAGCAGTATTGGATAGGCCTGTGGTGTTTGAATATAAAGCCGTATAACCAACAGCCGTATTATCATGTCCTGTAGTGTTTCTATATAAAGAAGCACGACCCAAAGCCGTACCCCGTGAACCCGATGTATTATCACCTAATGCATTATTACCCACAGCAACATTGTATGAGGATGTTGTAATAGCATCTAAAGCGGCATAGCCCACAGCAACGTTTTCTGTGCCTGTGGTGTTGACAAGCAGTGCATTTCTACCTATAGCAACGTTGTAATCAGCCGTGGTGTTTGCGTCTAAGGAATTAACGCCAATGGCGACATTATTTTCACCCGTGGTATTGGCTCCCAGAGCAGAATAACCAACGCCCGTGTTGCTATCAGCGACGTTGTTTTCTAAAGCATTGTATCCAACAGCGGTGTTGTTATCGTTTGTTGCATTAAGATTTAGTGCCGCATAACCCACAGCGGTGTTAGAGGTTCCGGTGGTGTTGGCCCCAAGCGCCGCATAGCCAACAGCAATGTTATTAGAAGCCGTGGTATTGGCATCTAAAGCAAGCCTGCCAATGGCAATGTTGTAAGCCCCGGTAGTGTTTGCCCCTAGTGCACTGTTACCTATTCCAATATTGTGACTAGCCGTGGTATTTGCACCAAGCGCATCCACCCCAATCGCAACGAGATAGCCTCCCGTGGTATTCGCGTCCAGCGCACGTTTACCTATGGCAGTATTATCAGCACCTGTTGTATTCGCGCTTAAAGCCTCGTTACCAATCGCTGTGGTATTTGAAGCAGTGGTATTAGCATCAAGAGCATAGGCTCCTACAGCAGTATTACCAGCGCCTGTCGTGTTAACGAGTAGCGCAGCACTGCCCACAGCAACATTGCCCGCTGCCGTCGTGTTTGCTCCCAACGCATTGTCACCAATGGCAGTGTTGTCATTACCCGTGGTGTTGGCGTCTAGGGCGTTGGCTCCAACTGCAACATTATCAGTTCCGCTAGTATTAGCTGTTAAAGCCTGATGACCAATGGCTATATTATTCTCTGCCGTTGTCAGGGCATCTAAAGTTAAACCGCCTATGGCGATGTTATATGAGCCTGTCGTAGCAGCCACCAGCGCACTACGACCTACAGCCACGTTATAAGTTCCTGTAGTCCCTACAAGTAAAGCATTCGGACCTACCGCGATATTGTCAGCGCCAGTGGTGATAGCACCTGCGGCATTGTCTCCAACCGCTGTATTACGTGCGCCCGTCGTCACTGCATCCAGCGCGTTCTCACCGATAGCCACGTTATCCGTGCCGGTGGTGAGGGCCGTTCCCATAGCTCCTGAACCAAGGGCAATATTGCCGGTGCCACCTAAGACATCGAGTACGTCCGTAATCGCAGCCCCTGATCCGGCTCCATCGGTTACGACCATGCGGATACCGCCGTTAGGAATGACAACGTTAGCCCCGGTGCCTTGGGTCAACGTAACAGCAGCGCCTGCATTATTTTCAATGCACCAGACTTTGGACAGCGTGTTGGGTGCGAGGGTGACTGTGCAGGCTTGAGACAAGCTGCCAGATAATTTCATATTCATCGCACGGGCAGCGTCGGACGCACCGTCTTGTACCGTAATCGTGCCGGTGGACGCATCGGACAACGCTTCGGTGCCAACGCTGAAAGCTTCACCGATCAACTCTAAATTCGTGTTAGTGCTTGTGCCCCACGTACCTGATTCATCGCCGGTTGCGATTTCTTTCAGTCGTAGGTCATTTACATATGTCGCCATTTAAGCTACCTCTTTCCAATCTGGGTCTTGCGTGTCACTAACGCCTGACCAGGATGGTGTTTGACTATCGGATATCGTACTCCAACTGGGGTCTTGATCGGTATCGATAAGACCCCAGACAAGGAGGCCCGTGATTTCTCCTGTTCCGGCAAGCCCCGTAACTGCAATGTTCGACTCGCCTGTGACCGTAAGTGATCCCAAGCCGCTCGTAGCTGCGTCCAGAGTGAGTGCCACATTGGCAATACCTGTGACCGTAACGGAGCCAAGTGCCGAAGTGCCTGCAAGACCCGTAAGTGCAATCGTTGCACCACCTGTGGCAACAACTGTGCCAACAGAGCCAGCTCCTGCAAGTCCTGTAACAGATACATTAGACGCTCCACTGGGTGTAACCGAGCTAATCGCGCTCGTACCCGCGAGGCCAGTAACGGCAACGTTAGCAATTCCCGTGACGGTGAGTGAGCTGATTGCGCCTGTGGCATTGACACCTGTCGGGTAAACGTTGGCATCGCCGGTAACGGTTTCCTCACCCAGCGCGACCGTGGATGCTGTGCCGCTGACACCAGTGAGTGCATAGCCTGCCGCCAGTAGGGTGCCAACCGCCCCGGTGCCTGCAAGACCCGTGATCGCAACCGGGTCTTCTTGGCTCCAAGCGCCTGATCCCCATGTGCCACGTCCCCAGCCTGTAACATTTGCCATGTATTAGGCAATGCGAATCACAGCGTTACTAGCATCCGCCGTGGGAAACGTAATCGTAAAGCTACCCGCTGTGCTGGTCTTATCACCACCGAAATCAAACACCGCTACAGAAGGATCGCCAGAAGCAGAATCGTTAAAGATCATGCAGCCTCGCGCCGTAATCGTGCAGGTACCGAAGGTTAAATCGGCAAAGTCCGTGAACGCCGTGGTGCCAGAAGTCGTGGGATTTATCCTCGTCAGGGAAGAACCCTTAGCCGTATAGTTCGTTCCCGTCGCTTCTTGGGCCGTGCTATACGCCGTAGTCGCCGCACTCATCGTGGCTGAGCTGGTGTACAGCGCCAGATTAAAGGTATTACCCCCTGAGAGTAGAAAATTGTGCTTGGCTTCCATTAATTCTTTCTTGAAGCTCGTACACATTGCCTGTGTGATTGCCATTACAGCCTCCTAAGTATTACGGCCATATCACCGTGGCCTTGTTGTTCGAGAAAATTCCCTACCGTACACATATGACTATCAATAGCCTTGTGCATGTAATCCGCAAGCAATACTTCTACCTGTTCCTTAAACGCATGCGCCTGCTGCCGAAGGGGTTCGGGGGCTGTATTGCTAATACTCACAATCCTGTTGGCCGCCATCTTGGCCCATTCTTCCGGGGTATGCCCCCGATTATGCGTGGTTTCTACCCCAAGATTTCCAACCGACGTTTCTAAATCAACTTGCAGCATCAGTAACTCGTTGGCTCAACGGGCTGTACGCCCGCCTGTTTCACTGGTTTCACATCATCCTCACGACCATGAATCGATACCACCACCTCTTCTTCCCGCTCAATATTGGAGAATTTTGTCACCTTCAGATTACCTTCTTCCGCATACACGACGGGAGGATTCTCTAGGCGATGATACCCGTACAACTTTTTCTTCTCGGCAACGTTGGTGTCTAAGAGCGGTGAACTGGGTGCCACCGCAATGTCCATGCCTGCTGCAAGACAACGGGCCAGCCAGAATTCACAACACGCCCGGCCTAGTTCACCGAAGTGCATGTTGGTGGTGTAAGTGAAATCTGCCCCAAAAACGTTTAACTGCTTAACCTTCTTCCACAACGCAAAGGCGATGGCATAGGAAATGGTGTTATTGAAGTAACCACAGCCCAGCTCGCCTACAATCTCTTCTAATGGATACAGCTCAATGGCCGGAACCCGCTCATCCAATTCACAGGAATACACCGGGCATGTGAGCGTAGGTAGTACTTTACGCATCACCTCCGTCTGACCACCCGCGTCCTCGCTGTCAAAGAACCGTGACGCGGGGTCCATCATAAAGACCCGATCCGGCTTGACCACGGCACACATGGAATTAATCGCCCAAACCTCGTCATACTCTTCGCTGTGCGTGATCGACAGGTGATAGTCCAGTTGACTATGGCCTAACCCCAAAAGAGCTACACGTCCTATGTTTTCAGTCATCAACTAACCTTCATTTTCAACTGACCATCCCGGTACGCATCGGTACGATCATAACCATCGCCTTCGAGTTTCAATGCCTCAACGGAGGTTTGAAATTGCTGTGCATAAGATTGAACTACGTCCGGCTCACCCTTCATAAAGATGTAGGCTTGAAGCAATGAGCCATACAAAAGGGCATCCTCTGCATTCGTACCAAGC